ATTCAATGGACCTGTGTCATCTAAAGACCCAGAACACCCCTTGTCAGCCAGAAACTCTCGGTAAAGGTTCCCAAAATGATAATCTTGGAAACAATCACTCCTAATTTCTGTTGTACCAACACGAGGATGATAATGGATCTCCACTAAGAAAGAAAGGAGGTTATAGCCACCACTAGCATCATTTACACAACGCACATAATCACGACCACCACCTTCTTTCACCTTCCTTTCGAAGCTCGCTTTGTTCGAGCATTCTCCCAATTCTAGACAAAGTTCTTCACCCTCAGCAAACATCGCATTTACTGTGATTCTCGCACATTTGAGGGCTCTTGAATGTATGTCTTCCATAAGTTCTTCATCGAATTCATCTAGGTCCTCAAAGTCCTCATCCTGGAAATCCATCTCCTGGCCTGTTACCAGGTCAGTCGGGTAAAATCTCTCAGACATTGACTTTGCATGTTTATCTAGTGTTTGTTCCACAAAAGAATCAGGTACAACCCAACAACCACGCTTAGCTTGGTTCCAGTTTTGAAGAAAACGCAGATTAGACTTAGTCTTTCTCTTTTTTTTCTTATCGCACCGGATTCGCGACATGATAGATCTCTTTAGTTTTCCCTTGAAAAGGACAGGTGAGCTTTCAAAGCCATCTGGTTTCTTTGGTAATTCTTGTAGATCATCACACCAAGAGCTCGCTGCCAATGGGTATGCACAAATGTATTTAGCATAAGGAACAAATTCGGTCTCCACATCCCAGCCCAGACACTCAGTCAGGCCCTCCAGTATGGAGTCGACGGAAAATCGATCGAAGAACTTCTTCTCTTTCTTATTAAAACTACTCGAATCAAGAAGAACATGAAGAAGAGAGAGAACAAATGATGAGGATTGTACAAACTCCTCACCGAGTGGCACGGTACTATTACGGCGAAAGCCGCAGACAACCATGTCGTCACTCAAAGATTTCTGACAAAAAAGCTTCCAGTCAGAAAGATCAAAGCTGCCAGTGTCCTGGACTCCGTCTGAGTCGAGAAGGGAAATTTGCATTTCACCCCCTCTCCTCTCCGGTGCCAGACGACTAGAAACAGTCGTTATCCTCAGAATATTAAAATGGTCAGAGAGAAATCTCTCTACTAATTGGTATTCACTCCGAGGAAGGACCCAGTGAGACCCTAGCCTTAGGTCTCGTTTGGTGGCTACTAAATCAAAAAACCGAGAAAGTGTGTAAATCATTGATTCACTCATTCT